AGCAGCGTAAAAACGCTCCAGATCCTGCGCTGTCATGCGTAGCCAATGCGGTTCCGTGTGGTCAAGAGCCTGGCATTTGCGTGCCAGTTCAATGATTTGCTCCTTGGTTCTCATCTTTTTGTCCTTCGACTGTTGTAGTCATTCTTAATCCAACAAAGAAAGTTGGGAGTCTTTTGATTTTTCAGACAAGGAAATGCGCTCAGATTGAAGCTGTTCGTACGCCGGATTTAATTCGCACCCTAAGTATTGACGTCCGTGCTGAAGAGCCACTTGTGCAGTGGTTCCGCTGCCCATGAAAGGGTCAAGCACCACATCGCCCGGCCTGCTGCCTGCCAGGATGCAGGGCTCGATCAGCGCAGGCGGGAAGGTGGCGAAGTGGGCGCCTTTGTAGGGGCGGGTGGCGACTGTCCAGACGCTGCGGCGGTTGCGGGTTTCGTAGACCTTGGTAATTTTGTCAAAGCCTCCAGTAGTTTCGCGCATTCCTGAATCTCGCTGACCTTTGTGCGGAGCTTTGTTGCGTTTGGCAATTTGCAAATCTGCCGGTGTAACGCTTGGCTCCTTCATTGCCTCGCTATCAAAAAAATATCGATCCAATTTCGACAGCAGAAAAATGTACTCGTGCGCCTTCGTGCAGCGGTCGCGCACGCTTTCGGGCATCGGGTTCGGCTTGTGCCAGATGATGTCTTGGCGCAAATACCAGCCATTGGCACGAAGGGCGAAGGCCAGCATCCAGGGTATTCCGATGAGGTCTTTTTCTTTTAGACTATCAATGCCACGCCTCTTGCTGAGAACGTCAGGCTTGCCGTTTAACTTGTCGCGCCCATGCACTGCTTGCCCAGGTCCCATTTGGCTCCTGAAATTGTTGTAGCTGTCCCCAATGTTTAGCCACAGCGTCCCATCGTCTGTCAGCACATCACGAACGCACCGAAACACTTCAACCATCACAGCGATGTACTGCTCGGGCGTCTGCTCCAATCCAATCTGACCTTTGTGCCCATAGTCGCGCAGGCCAAAGTAGGGCGGCGAGGTCACGCAGGTTTGCACTTTCACGCCTTCAGAGGCCCAGCGCCGCATGATGTCTCGGCAGTCTCCGAATTCAATGCGGTTCATCCCACCACCCTCCCGCCAAACTCAGGCCCACGCAGTTGCTGCAAGGTCGTGTCGTTCTGAGCGCACTGCGCCGGGTTGGCCAGGATCTCGCGGGAAGTAAACACATGGGCATCGCCCTCGCCATTGGCCACTTTGGCCCCGTCGATCATGAAGACCGGCGTCCACTTGTCGACCGGGTCTGCCATCTCCCAAGGCACTAGATCCGGGTGCAGCGCATGGCTCTCGCATCCCTGCCGCTGCCACTCTGGCGGGATGGCATCAGCATCGTGCCGCTCGCAGCGCCAGGTGCCGTCGTCCTTCGCCGTGCTGTGAGCGCAAGTGCGGCAATTGGTTTCGCGGGTCGGCTGCGCCTTGTGGCACATGGCGTGCGCCGCGCAATAGCTGCATTGCCACCAGGACGGATCGTGATGGATACGCATCGGGATGCGGTCGGCGCTGACGATACGACGGCCACGGGCAATGGCCTTCTCGGCCGCTGCCTTGTCGTATCGGACCCGCTCGATGTGCAGGCGATCGTCGTCTTTGCAGACGGCGATGTAGAGCGCACGCTCGATTTTGGTCGCGTGCATGTAGCATTGCATCTGGACGTAATGCTGCGGCTTGGACTTCTCCACGCCATCGCGCACCAAGTCATCAAAGGACTTGCGGCTGTGCGTCTTGATTTCCAGCACATGGCGGGCCTTGGGTGCCTCGGGCACGCCTGACTCGACAATGCCATCCATTGACCCGCCCATGTGCGGCCCGAGATCCACGCGGCGCTGGTTGTCGCCTGTGAAGCGAACATCCAGTCCAGCGGCTCGCAAGTCGCTGACGACGACGGCCTCCTCGTTCTGGCCGCGCCGGAATACGCGCAGGATGCGGCCGGGGAACTCTTCCTTGATTGCCCACCTGAAGCTCAGCCATAGCCACCGCTCGCACGGGTGCCCCAGCACGGACGCGCCGAGATGGTCGCGCCAGTCCTGCGGCCGCGCCTGGTGGGCTTGATCGATGGCGGCGGCTAACGTATGCTGTCCCTGTAGTTCCATGTCTCTCTCCTGTGGTGGGTGCTCCTGTGACTTTCCCCGGCGCAATGCCGGGGTTTTTTTGTCACATCACTTCTTCGCCCACGGAGGCGCGGCTTTAGCCTTGGCCGGCGCAGCAGTCGCAGGGATGTCGGCTGCGAACGATGGCGTGCCGCTGCCCCTGATCCCCTTGACTTCGTTGCTCGCCGGATACTCGCCACGCGCCGGTCGGATGGCAACCTGGATCTCGACCTGGCCACCGATCAACTGCTCGGGCGAGGTCAGGGTCTTGAGCCCGCACGCCCGCATCAGGTCGCCCAACTGGGCGCGGCCGATCCGCTCCGCTTCCGCGCTGTTGTTGCGGATGTTGATGTTGCTGAAGATCACGCGCCCAACGTGCGACGGGCCGGTGATGTCGTAACGCACCTTGATGTACTGGCCGCTGCCGTCCTTGGTCGGACGCGCCTCGGCACTGGTGATGCTGGCCGAGTACGCGCCGGCCGGGACCGGATCGTAGTTGCCTGCCGGCTTGTCGTTGACCGGCAGTTCGTCGAGGCTGATTGCTTGGAAGTCCATGAGTCACTCCTTGGGGGTGATTTTGAAGCTCGGGCGACCGGCCCGCACGGTGATGGCGCCCGAAAGTGCCTGTCGGATCAGGGGATCGGCGGCTTCCCAGGCCGTCATGTTGAGATCAGGGGACCAACGAAACAGCGTCTCAAGGTGAGCGTTCAAGTCCTGCTCGGCGGCGAGATCGATGAGCTTGCCGGCATTGACCTTGCGGTCTAGGCGGGGCTCAATCTTCAGTTTGTAGCCATCGGTCTCGCGGTTGATGGTGCCTTCGACGGTCGGGTCGATCCCGAATGCGGCGACCATCGCATCCTCGGCCTGCCGGCGGGCCTCGACGGCTCGCCGCTCGGTGTCTTTGGCTTCGAGCCAGCGGTGAATCAGGTATTCCATCACTCCCCCCTGATCTTGCGGATGATCGCGCCCAAGTCGGCCTGCTCCCACATATCCAGCAGGCCCGAGCGATCCTTGGCAAGCCACAGGCCGTCGCTGTCGCACATCAGGATGCGCTGGACGGCACCCTCGGCGTCCTTTTCAACCCTGAGCGCCAGCACCTCGTCGAAAAAGTAGGGCAACGCCTGGCCGGTCTTGTTGCCGGGCATGGAGGGGCTGTAGAGCACGCGCCCCATCTCATCCTGCTGCTTTTCCAACTTGGCCGTCATCAGGACGTTGCGACCGGGCAGGTCGCGGAATGCCCTGATAATGTCCGTCATCTGCTCTTGCATCGCGCCGTAAGCCTGCCTGGGGTCTTTGGTCGCCTTCTTTTCGGCGTTCAAGACCACCTCGGCGATCTCCGAGATGCTGTCCAGCGCAACCGACTCGAAAGCCTTGGCCTCGGCGCTCTCAGCGAGCCACTTCCACGCCTCTCTGAGGCTCTCCATGCTGGAGATCTCGATGTAGGGCACCTCGGCCCCGGCGATGGACAGCAGGCCACCCTCGGCCGACAGCACGACGGGCGCCGGCAGGGTGGGGATGAGCGAGGTCTTGCCGGCACCGGCGGCGCCGTAGACCAGCAGTTTCACGCCCTCGGCGGCGAGGTCTTTGGTGCTCTTGAGTTGGATAGCCATGTCAGTCTTCCTTGAGGGTTACGGGGGGCAATTTGTCGAGGCAATGGACCTTGAGCCTGATCGCGCTGGACATGGCGCGGGTCCGCAGGTCCATAACCTGCTCGCGGGTGAGGCGCTCGGTGCTGGTCCGATACACTTCCATCAGCAGGGCGTGAGCCTCTGCGATGTGGGCGGGGGTGAGAGTCATCATCAGTATTCCTCGCAAGCGTCTTGGGCCATGATGTCGAGCGCCTTGTCAGCGATCGCATCGATGTCGGCCTGGGTCATGCGCCGTTCGATGTAGGGGGCCGGATGCCCACGATGATTGCAGACGGTCCATGACACTTCGGGGCCATAGCCCTCCTCGTACCAAGTCGTCGGGTAGCCGGCGTCGTACCAGTCGATCTGGATGACGGCGCACACATGATGTCCGTGGCGCGGCTCGATGAATTCGTAGGGGAAGCTTTCGTACATCATTTGCTCCTGTGCTGCTCGCTGGTCAGGGGATCTGGCTGCGAGGTAATTGACTGCCCGGGGGTCTCCCGGGCTACGATCATCAGGCTGCTTTCAGCAGGCTCGTGAACATTCCGAGTCCGTGGTTTACGCCACCGCAGGCGCACTCACACGCGCCATTGACCTTGCCGTTCAGGCACTTGGCGTTGCAGACATGGCGACTGGGGAACCGCTTCATTTTAATCATGCGAGTGACTGGAAGAATCTTGTTTTCTCCGGTCGCGGTGTGAGCGACCCACTTGGTGTACCCATCAGCGCGGATGCCTTTGACATCGGGCCAAAGGGCTGCGAATTTGGCGTTGCTCATCTGGTGCAGCGCCTTGAGTTCCACGGCTTCGCCGCTGATGTCACAGAAGTATTTGAAGTTGGCCATGTTGGTTCCTGTCGGTCGGGGTTCCGGTTGCAGTGGTTGCTAGTGTGCCGGCGTCGTGATACCTTGTCAAGCACTTTTTTCAGGGGGTCAACATGACGACGGACGAGGCGGTCAAGCACTACGGGAGCCGCAAGGCATTGGCGGATGCGCTAGGTATCTGGCCGCAGGGGGTGTATCTATGGGGCGAGCGCCCGCCGATGTCTCGCCAGTACGAGATCGAGGTACGGACCGGCGGGGCGCTGCGTGCGGACAGGGGCGAAGATCGTGGCACAGATGTCGCTGCTTGATGCAGCCCTGACGTATGCGTCATGGGGCTGGCCGGTCCTGCCGCTGGTGCCTGGGGGCAAGGTGCCTGCCACCGCGCACGGGGTCAACGATGCAACGACCGATCCGGGCACGATCCGGCAATGGTGGGCGCAGCAGCCGCAGGCCAACGTCGGGATCGCAGCCGGTCGGGCCAGCGGGCTGGTGGTGGCGGACATCGATCCGCGCAACGGTGGCGATACATCATGGGCACGCTGGCTCTCGGAGCATGGTGCCGGCCCTGATGGTCCCATTGCCCTGACCGCAGGCGGGGGCGAGCATCATCTGTATCTGTACACGCCCGAGTTGCGCTCCTGCAAGCTGGCCGACGGAGTGGACCTGCTCAGCGACGGCCGCTATTTCGTGGCCTCGCCCAGCGTCGTCGGTGGGCGCGAGTACGTCTGGGAGGCGTCCAGTGATCCCCTGGAAGGCGTGGCGCCGCCACCCGTGCCATCGGCATGGTTAGCGGCCTACCTTGCCCGTGAGCGTCGATCCCCGACGACGACCGGCGAGTTGCTGCGTGGCAATCGCAACGCGGGCCTGACTGCGCTTGCGGGGGCCATGCGCCGGCACGGCATGGGTGAGTCCGAGATCCTGGCCGCGCTTCGCGTGGCCAACGAGACCCGGTGCGATATCCCGTTGCCCTCAAGCGAGGTCGCCCGTATCGCCGCGTCCGTGGCACGGTATGAGCCCGCGTCCGATCTCGCAGCATCGGCAGCACTAGGCGATGAGGCGGCAGAGACTCTGCTCGCCCCCGATCCCGACTGGCTCATCCCGGCCGATACTTTCTCTGAGGCCCCCGCCCCCATCTCATGGCTCATCAAGGGGTGGCTACAGGACTCGGCCCTGATGATGGTGCATGGGCCATCCGGCGGCGGCAAAACTTTCGTCGTCTTGGATATGTGCCTGCGCCTGGCGGCCGGCATGGGCGAGTGGATGGGCAAAAAGGTGCGCCCCGCCGACGTTGTTTATCTGGCCGGCGAGGGTCATCACGGCCTGCGAGGGCGCATCGCAGGCTGGAAGTATCATCATAAACAGAAATCTCTGGCCATGTGGCT